GACTAGCAAACAACAGTGCTTGTTATACAGAGAAGCCAGACTTTGAGGCATTTTTAAATGAGTGGAAAAGTTTATACGAGTCCCGTTCAGGAGAGCGAGGTATGTTCTCTAGAGTCGCAAGTCAAAAGCAAGCTGCAAAGAACGACCGACGAGATGCTTCCTATGATTTTGGAACTAATCCATGTAGCGAGATCATCTTACGGCCTAACCAATTCTGCAATCTATCAGAAGTTGTTGTCAGGTCAACCGATACGCTCTCAGACCTTAAACGAAAAGTACGTACTGCGGCTATCCTTGGAACTCTACAAGCTACCTTGACAGACTTCCGTTACCTGCGTAAGATATGGCAGAAGAACACTGAAGAGGAAGCACTACTGGGTGTGTCGTTAACAGGTATTATGGATCATCCAACCCTATCAGGAAGGAGAGATAAAGGTGTTCTTAAAACGTGGCTTACGGAGCTTAAAGAGGAGTCTATTAAGACTAACGCAGATTGGGCTAATCGTCTTGGTATCAATGTTAGCACTGCCATTACTGCTGTTAAGCCTTCCGGCACTGTTAGCCAGTTGGTTGATTCTGCTAGCGGCATCCACCCTAGATACTCAGATCAATATATTAGACGAGTCAGAGCGGACGCAAGAGACCCCCTCTGCACCGTCCTTGAAGAGGCTGGAATCCCCGTAGAGGATGATGTAATGTCACCCAGTACCAAGGTATTCAGCTTCCCTATAAAGTCTCCTGACGGGGCTGTAGTGGCCTCTGAGATGGGTGCTATGGAACAGTTAGAACTGTGGGAGATTTATCAGGACTACTGGTGTGAACACAAACCGTCAATGACTTGTTATTATAGGGACGATGAGTTCTTGGAAGTGGGTCAGTGGTTGTATAACAAGTTCGATAAGATCAGTGGTGTGTCGTTCTTGCCGTACTCAGAGCATACCTATCAGCAAGCACCTTATGAGCCTATTGACTTAGAGACTTATGAGAAGCTGAAGGAAGAGTTCCCAGAGACAATTGAGTGGAACATCTCTGAGAACTCTGACATGACTGAAGGATCACAGACGTTAGCCTGTACTGGTAACAACTGCGAGATTTAATCAGTAAACAAACGGCCCCTGCCTAGCTGATCTTGAATGGCGGGGGTCATTCTTACAATCCTATCTATTGTTGCAACACCGGGCGTGTAGGTTTGTGTAGCTCTTAGTAACGGGTCAACATCACCTTCTGTTAAGAGTTTACCAACACCTCCAACCGCTTTAGAAACTGCTGATAACGGTGCTGGTGTTATACTAAGAGGATCACCACCGTATTCTTCAGCGCGTATGTTAAGAGCACCGCTAGTCATGTTAGACGCTAACTGATTCATAGTTGCACCAGCAACGCCTTCAGGAGTAAACACATCCTCAAGATATTTGTCGTTGGTAAAGTCCATTGTTTTACGACCATCATCCCAAATACCTGCAATAACACCAAACAACGCAGTGTACTTAGCACTGTTAAGCATCGCGGCTTTTGCTGCCTCTGCCCCTTCTTTACTATTCAATCCTTTTTCTTGAGCCTTCATCAAGTTTAAACCTACTTCAGTACGTAAGTTGTTAGCTTGTCTATTCATGTAGGACAACATACTGTACGCAACACGAAAGTTAGGGTTATCGTTATAAGCTCTAGGCATAGCACTAGCACTAACTGGTTGCCACTTGTTCAACGAAGCACCAGCAAAGTTAGTTACCCAGCCGCTAGTTAGGTCTTCTTTTTTCAAAGCCTCTACTGTTTTGTTAAACTCAGAGTCAGACAATCCACGCATACCGGGATGCTTACGCAACTTATCAATAGACTTTTCATCACCTTTTTTAGCAAGCGTTACACCTCTACGTACAGAAGTATTAGTAAGTATTTCCTGACCCATACGGTTAACTGTACGTACACCTGATAAAGTGTAAGCAGTCTCGCCTACCTTATCTAATGCTCTTGCAAAAGCTGAAGGTAGTTTCAAGTATCTGGCAGTGTCTAAAGACTCTTCAAGAGTTTCTTTAGCGGCGTTTTGAACTTCTCCCATAAAGTTATTTAAACCTAACTGCTTATTAGAAATCCATTTACGTCCTTCTTCAGCACCAAAGTTTTTATTAAAAGTAGCAAGAATAGCTTTAGGAACTGTCTGTAAAAAAGGAACGATACCGTTTTGATAAACAGGAGAAGTAAACCCTTCAATAATATTAAGAACAGCGTTCATAGGATTAGCTAACAAAGCAGCAGAAACACTTCTTCGTGCAACAGCACCGACTGCATCACCACCAATCTTTGAAGATATTAAAACACTACGTAGTCCGTCACGTAGGTTGTCAGCTACAGCAGAAGGATCAGACACACCTTGTGCTTTTGCTTGTATGCGAGCTTCGTCTCTGACTTTCTTAATAACAAACTCTAGTCGAGACATAGGCTTGCTACTCTCAACAATTAACTTTCTTGCTTCGTCTTCATACTTAGACATATCAAGATTAAACCGTTTAGCAACAGCGTTAGCTACTGAAACATCTTTAGCCATGTTACGTAACGCTTGCATAGGATTGTCATAATCAGAAATCCTAACCTGACCTGACGTACCTGCTATGTTGATAGTTGGAAAGTAATCCTCATCTGGCTTACCAAAAGGAACAAAGTCATATATACGAAGAACCCCTGACTCTACTTCCAACATATCTACAAGTTGTTTTTCTTCAGGTGTTCTAGCAAAACGTCGCGCTTCGCTAAAAGTCGTTCTGTTGTCTTTCTTGATGCTTTGGTTGATTCTTAAAAAGAAACTTTTAAGAGAGTTGTTGTTCTCTAACATTTCTGCAAACTTAGAGAATTGTTCTCCATCAAAGAGTTCATCAACCTTAGAGTACTCTGTACGGGCCATCGTTTCAGAGTCTTCAACAAGACGGGCCGCTCGTATACCTACGTTTTTTTCTACCCATTCGCGTGTACCCATAAACAAAGAGCCGACTATTCTACTTCCCCTTTCAGGATTTTCGTGAATACTGTCTGGAATAAAATCGTCATCGTCTACTACTTCAGTAGCTTTACGCTTATGTGTGCTAGGATCTAAATCACCCGTACCAGAAGATGCACGTCCACGATTAACAAAACCTTGAGCGCCTCCAATGTCTACAGGCGTGTCTAGTGCTTCAGAAACAGGACGAGAAAAATCATCTGCAACCTCGCCAGCCCCTTTAGTTAAAAAACGACCAGCAGCGCCGCCTAAAACGCCACCAACACCAGCACCTAGAGCAGCACTAGACAGTCTTTCTTCCCCTTCACCAGCCAAGAAACCGTAAGTAGCCCCTTCAGCAGCACCTAAACCAGCGGCTTGAGTAACTCGTCTTGCTGTACTGGCTCCTTGACTAAGTTTTGCAAGAGCCGCGCCGGGTATAAATAAACTTCCTGCAATACCTGCGGCGGTTAAAGCACCCGACATATAGGGGTTTTCTTCTTCAAAAGTTTCTAATTGCCTACGCGATTGCGTTATTGCATTTGCCCAGTTGTCAGATTCTCCTACCAGCAAACGTACAGTAGCATCTAGCTCATCACCGATACCAAGACCGGACTCAAGAACATCAATAGCGCCTGCCCTAAAACCAGAGTAATCCTCTTCTGTTTCTTCTTCTTTTAAATAATCAGAAAGATTTGAATAGTCTGTTTGTGAAAGATACTTACCTAAATCAGAGTACTTTTTCATTTTTAACGACCTCTTCTTTTAAGCTCTGCTTTAATTCTAGGCGTATATGTATTGTTGTCGTTAACAACTAACTCTAAATCATTAGTAGAAACGCCTCGAAGATCTCCTCCGGTTCCGTCTGTAAACTTACTGTACACTCTCGTGTTAACTGCAGCTTTTGCTAAAGAATCACCTATACTTTTTTTAACGGATTCCGCTAAATCAAAACCTTCGCCTTCTTCACCAAACCAAATTGCAAGGGCTTCTTGTTCAGACGGTACAGAAGCTTCTTGAACTGCGGTAGAAACATTTTTACCTAGACCTTTGGGAATATCGCCTTTGTTTTGTAAAGCGGTGATAGTTTCAGAACGAGTTAGTCCTGATTGGGTTTGAGCTTCTTTTATAAGAGCTTCGTAATCTTCTAAAGGATTGTTGTTGGTGTTTTCAACGCCCCTAATAGAATTAACAATCGCTTGTTGAACACCAATGTCTCTTTGAATGCTATTATTATGGTTTTCTAATTGCGTTTGACGAGCTTCTTGTAAATACGTTTGTTGTTTTTTTGCGCTTAAGTCAGCAAAAGGTTTATTTTCTCCTCCATCTATAGCCGCTAATGCTGCAAGTCTTTTTAACTGAGTTTCATTAGCTGGCGGATTGTTTATCTGCGATGTTAAAACATCAATTTTTATTTCTGCATTTTGTATTGATGTTTCATCAGCAGTCGCCTTTGAATCTGTATAGTTCATTACTCGCTTTAAAGATGTTTTTAATCTATTAGCAGCATCTCGTTGAAGAGATCCGCTCAACCACCTGCCATTTTTTATATTAACTTTCTGCATATTTTCAACTGCTTTTAAATCAGTCTCAATTGATTCTTTTAATCTTTCAGGTAAATTTACTATCTGGCTACGAATACTTTCAATATCTGTAGTAAAATTTTGACTTCTGTTTTCAGCTTCTTCTTCTATTTTTTTAACATCTGCATCAAAAGCATTAAGAGTATTAGCATAACGTACAGCGTAGTCTCCAAGAGGCCCATTATATTCATCTTGAATGTAGTTAACGCGCTCCTCTGCAGTTCTTGCATCAAGATTTTCCCTAACTCTTCTTCGTTCATCTTCGTTCTTTTGTTCCTGAACGCGGCTAGAAATAGCCATTCCAGCATTCATTGCACGAGAATCCCAATTTGAAAACGAAGAAAAATCTACTAGTGGGTTAGCATCTTGTATTGCTTTTGCTCGTGTTCTTAGTGCGGTTGCTTTTGCGTCTCTTTCCTCGTTATTTAAAGAAGGATCAGAATATGTCTTAGTATACTCAGTTTCAATAGCACTTAATTCATTAACAGCAGCTACTTTTTTCTGTGCCTTGTCTTGTTCACGCACAGATGCACCGACTCTAGCAAGAGACTTTCTAATCTCATCTGCCTGCTCTGGGTTTTGTTGCATCAATGCTGTGTAAGAACCAACGGCCTCTTTGTACATTTCAGGAGTAAGCTCACCAGCTAAAGCACTTTGCTCTAAACCAAACAAGCCTTTTTGTAAGGTGGCTCTTTGTTGTTCTTGACGTATACGACCCGGAGCAGCACCTACAGTCTGAAAAGCTTCAAATAAGCCGGGTACAGGTTGTGTTGCCTGTGCTAAAAAACTTTGTCCAAATTTAGCCATCTTAGTCGTCCTCGTTTACGCCAAACGCACCAGCACCGCTCAACAAACCAGCACCTGCTGTCTGCAACAGTCTAGCTCTACCTAAATCACCAGCCAACAACGCTTCAATACCAGAAGCAGTAGCTTCACCAAAGAGTCCTGCACCTGTCAACTGCGCTTGTTGTTGCATACCAGAAGAAGTCATGCCGGGCTGTAGAGCACCAATAAGTTGCGCTTGCGGGATGTAACTAGCACCTAAGTATTGTTGCCCTAACTGGGCTTGCTGCATTTGTTCTCCTTGAGCTTGCTGCATAGCGCCTAACATAGCTCTGTTACGTGCTTCTTCTTGCGCTTGCGCCAATGCAAACTGCTCTGGTGCTCCACCAAACTGTGCTGTACGTAGCCCTAGTCGTCCTTGAGAAGCCAGACGTTCTTCCATAGCTAACTGCTGACGACGTTCTTCAGGAGCCATAACAGCCCTCATACGGTCATACACAGCCGCCTCACGTTCTGCTGTGGGCATTTGAGCTTGTTGAAAAAACTGACCTGCTCCTCCAAACATCCCTTGTTGAAACGCTTGTTCATCTGGAGACATAGCCATAGAATAATTAAATTGACCTGTAGTAGGGTCCTGTGTTATTCCAAACTGACCGCCCGTACCTGTAGTTACAGTGTAAGGTCTAAAGGCCGTTTGTTCCATCTGAGTCTGAGCAAGGTCTTGCCCAAGTTCTAGCCCCCGTTGTCCAAAGCCTTCTAAGTCTTCGTAGGCTCTGTACAACGCAGCGGCTCCTAACCCAAGACCAGCCGCTTGTCCAGTAGGAATACCAGTTAAATCTTCAAACCATCCCATTGTTTGTCTCCGTTATTAAATCGTTTTACCTATTAAGGCTAGTAGGTTAATTTCTTGTAGTGATAGAGCAAAGCCATTGATATCAGACTCAAGACCGACAACAACACTTGTTCCGTTCCCTACTGCATTAAGACTTCGTTGATTAGTTAGTTCACCACCAGTAAACTCTGATAGCGGTACTGAGTTAGCGCCAAACTCGTTGACGTTATAAAAAGCAGGTTGTTGATTACCTACTGTAAATTCTGTTGTGCTGAAACTTGTGCCGAAGTCATAGGCAAACTTCATAAATACCGTAGCACTGTTAGCGCCTACCAGTGTTGGTTTAATCTTCTTAAGAATCTTTAAACGAGAAGGATCTCCAAATGTCAAACTAGGACTAAAGTATTTAAAACGATACTTAACGCCGTTATCAGAGTAACCCTTGTACTCGCTAATTCCGTCCGTTGTTCCTATAAATAACTTACCGTCTCTACGTGTTTCATACGCAGTAAACAAAGAACCGGGCCAACGAGTAACACGATATGATCCGTCTTCTAGTGTGCCTCTCACGTCAAAACAATATGTAGTTTCTTGCCCTACAAACGACAATAGATAAAAGTTTTCTTCTGGGCTGTATACTGACCTGTAAAAATCTACCTCGTTTTGCAACAAACTAATAATGTCTTTAGTTATCGTTTTAGACAATGAACTGATAGGCATGGACTTTTCTTGTATTGTCCGACCAAAACTTCTTAGCCCTGTTTGCGACAAGAAGATAACGTCTGTTCCTGTATATTGCACTGTGTCACGATCAACGCAACCAACACCTGCAACAGTGTCCGAAAGAGTCATAGAAGCAGGGGAGGTAGCACCTTCATAAACAACAATGCTGTGTTGTCCAAAGATAATTAACAAGTTGTTGTGTGCCGACAAAGCAACAATCTCATCATATCCGTTAGGCCATACTTTAGAGATGTCAATAGAACCGCTAGAGCCGCCTGACCAGTGAATACCGTTTAACAAATCAGACCAGTAAATAGTGGATTTATTATTAGTAAAGTCAGCAGTCCATAAACGGCCGTAAGCCGCTAACACTTCGTTGCCGTACATAGTAGAAGCAACGCCGGTAGAGTGGGTATGGTCGCTCATAGCTTCTACATCGGCTGAAGTGTTGTCATACACTAAAGGCTCATAACCGCGCTGGAACATATAAATACGGTCATTAAAGTTAACCATCTTCCAGTTATCAGTAGTAATTGTATAGCCAGCAGGAGTCTCATCGACTAGCGTTGTAGTACCGCTAAAGATTTTATTATTCCCTGCTGAAAATACTTTAGTGTTTCCTGCATCATCTCTAAATGTTTTAATTGCTCTAAGAGCCGCAGTACCTAAAGCGGTCTTGTTTGTTGTAGTAACCTCATGCCCTTTACGTGCGGCAATACGACCACGCTTGTCAATGACTGCATTATCTGCGGTCTCAGCAAACGACGGATCTTGAGCCAACGGCGAATCTTCGGTGTTAATACCTTTGAATGCCGGTGCTACAAGATTAATACTGCGTAGTTCTTGTGCCATATTAGATAGTCCTAAATACCATCTCTTCAGGATGCTTTGCCGCGTCAATAGCAATAGCGTCTGACAAGTACTGGTTAGCTATAGTAAAGTACTCAGCAGTAGAAGTACCGCCTGTTTCACCACGTTCACGAGCTAACAAAGCTACTGCTAAATGTATTACGGGTTTTTCTGGTACAAGTAAGTTAGTTGCGTCGTTAGACAAATCTGCTTGTCGCTTAATAACATTAAGTCTTAACGTGTAAACACCATCAGGCTGTGGGCTAATAAGAAACTGAGTGTCTCCGTTAGCGTCTAAACCGTCAAAGGTATAGTAAACAGGTGAACCTGCTGATGTGCTGGCAATATACAACTGTTCATTAAACCAATCTTTTGTTTGATAAGTTAAGAATGTTTTTTCTGTTGTGTTAAGAGCAGACATAATTTTTACATTATCACCGCATCCTGTAAGGGAATATTGATTGTCATCTGCAACGGTGTTAACAATTACAGTGTCACGCAGTGCAGACCAATCAGTAGCATCTTCTACAATAGACTTTGCATCATTAATAAAATCACCAGCCATTTTTGCATAAGTGCTTTCATTAATACTGTTGACTTCTTCTTCACGCAAACGGCGCAATACGTTATTCATTATGTTTAAGTATGTCATACTGAAAACATCCCTGACCCTATTGATTGTGTTTGTGGTTGTCTTTTGAAAAATTCCTCAAGCTGTTCAACAGCACTTAAAGGTTTTTGTTGTTGTCCTAACATGACCATTTCTTGGCGTATAGGGTCGTAAGTAATGCCTCCGGGATCTACAGATTGAAACTGCCTTGGTGCCGTAGATCCTCCTAACATACCTACTGAAATTGACGGAAAACTTATATTAGGTAGGCTAGGTAAATCTACATCAGGTACGTTTATGTCTGGACCTTCCGGTAAAGTTATGTCTGGTGTTGTTCCGCTAGGTATTGCTTCTCTAATGTCTCTACCAACGTCCCTAACATAAGCAGCACCTGACCTAAGAGTGTCTTCAATTTCTTTTACTGGTTCTCTAATGTCTCTACCAACGTCCCTAACATAAGCAGCACCTGACCTAAGAGTGTCTTCAATTTCTTTTACTGGTTGTGGTGTGTTAAACTCAGGCACTGCGTCTCTTACGTCTCTACCAAAGTCCCTAACATAAGTAGCTCCTGTTCGTAGAGCATCTTCGATTTCTTTTATAAACTGAGGCGTATCACCAAACAGATCTGAGTCTTCA